GGACTTTCTATAGATTGAGTAATAACACATTTAATAATCATCTCAGATATATCTACAAAATCTTGAGCAGCGCCTCCGCCTAACACAGATGCGCTTTTAGCACCATACAATCTAAGCTGGGCTTTAGTTATAGAATAACTTGGATTTGTTGAAGTATCTTGTGTCATGTGTTATTTTTAATTTTTTCTGAAAACTCTTTTACTACTTGAGGCAAATACTTACGATCAATTAAAAAGATTTCTTTTCTATTATCATTATTTGCTTCTTCTTCATCAAACACTCTCCACGGTTTCCATTCCTCAGGAATAATACGTTTAATAATAATTTTTCTGCCAGCCTCAGTTAGCAAAATAACTCTATCCTCGCGCCGTAGGTAGATAGTTCTAAAAGACTCTGGTGCTAACTGGATTATATCAGCCATTTATTAAACCTCTCTGTAATAATATACTACGTTATCTTCACGGTCTTCTTGAGCCCATACTAAAACATCATTGCCAGTTTTGCCGCTTTGTTCTCTGTATTTTTCAATCATGTAATTATTAAATTCTTCTATAGACATTGGCCATTGATTATAAGGATCTATAATGTTATTGGCTAAGTATACAAGCCATGTATAATCTGTAGAACCATAATACCAATCAGCAATATCTTCTGCTCTTTCACCTTCTTTTACAGTGTAAGGAAGATAAACAAGAGGATTTGTAGAAACATTTTTAATAAATTGATTGCGCCTTGTAATATCACGAATTTCTACACCATCGTAATCTACTTTTGGAAAGCTTTGAAAATATTTTGCCATTTTTGTGTTACTCCTACATCAAACGCCGAAATCAAATGGGTCTTCAGTAAAGGTCTGTGCTGGAACTTGATCCAAATCACCTGCTCCATATTCTTCAGCTGTATGAATTTCTAATTCTGTTAAATTTATGCCGATACTAACAGCAGCTGGAACTCCGCCTCTCATAATACTCACTAATCCACCTCCGCCATAATCTATAGTAAAATCTGTAATCATAGCAGGTTTAAATTGAACCCAGTAATCACTGTTAACACCAAATAGTAAAATGTTAACTATTGCTGGATATTGCAGGAAAGCTCTTTTAATTCCAGGCAAGTCTCTTACACCTGGTAATGCGTTTTTCTTTATGGTGTCTACGATCGCTTTAATATTCTTAGTGTCTTGTCTGTTTGAAGGATATAGTTCCCAAGTAAAAGAATGGTTTTTAAGTTGCGCGCCATTAAATGCAAGCGTGGTTCTCGGGTTAATGGTTTGGCCTGTTACATTGTCTAACGTTCTACCTACCTCACCACCAAAGACTTGCCCAAGTTTTGATCTTAAAAGATATTGAGCACCAGACATTACGTTTGTAGAATCTAAATTTAACATGCCATTTACAGCGCCCACAACGGCAGCACCTCCTCCTTGACCACCACTGCTCACAAAGTTCATTACACTATCGAGGCCTCGAGATGCAGCACTACCTAACGAGTTCATTGATGACTGAAGTGTTCCGCCGGTTCCATTTTGAGCAAATGGCTTTAGTTTATTAGCTATAGTAGCTGCGAACAGATCTCTTTCAAAAGGACCTATGTCTAAATTATTACTATCAGTAAGCTGTGTTGGAAATGGTAACTGAACATAATCTTCACTTTTTATGTTGACACGGTTTTCGTCTGCAAACACACTAGACTTCGGGTCAAGTATTCCATATTCGCCTAGTGCCGTATAATCGTATTTTTTAAAACCCAGTACCATACTATGGGTAAGAGGTCTAGATGGGAATGATTTTAGTATTGGACCGCTCTTGTTTGTAATAGAAGCTCTTCTGATGCCTTCCATTTGTCCTTCTGTTGTTTGCGCCATCGACTTGCCTTTTTTTAATAAATACTGGTATGTTTATTTATATTGAAAATAAGAGGTGAATAGTGGCTTATAAGGGAAGGTTTAGACCAAAAAATCCCGGAAAGTACAAAGGTGATGCAAGCAAGATTATTTATAGATCTTCGTGGGAACTAAAATTTTTCAGTACCTTAGATAAGCATCCTCATGTATTATGGTGGCAAAGTGAAGAGGTAATAGTACCATACACTTCGCCTATTGATGGAAGAAGGCATAGATATTTTCCGGATGTTATAGTTTGCAGAAAAGAACCTGATGGAAAAAACAAAACTATGATGATTGAAATAAAACCTGCGGCACAAGCAAGACCACCGGATATTAAGAATAAAAATACTGCCAAAGGAAGAGTTTCTCGAAGATATTTGAACGAGGTTAAAACTTGGGGTATTAATGAAGCAAAATGGAAAGCCGCACGAAACTATTGTGCTGATCGCGGCTGGCAATTTATGGTAATGACAGAACACGATTTAGGGATAAAGTAAATGGCAAAAGTATTCGACGACATTTTGTTAAGTGGTATTAGAGCAGGGCAGGTTCCAGCTCGTACTCAAGCAGCCCGAGATTGGTATAGGAACGCTGCAACTAATGTTACAAGTTCAAAGGTAACTGAAAGAAAACTTTTAACACAAACAAAAAATGAAAACCTTGAAAGTACGTTTAGATTAGGACATATGTATATGTTTTCGTACGATCCTAAGCATAAGAAGACTTTACCTTATTATGATAGGTTTCCTTTGATTTTTCCAATAAATACTGCAAAGGGCGGGTTCCTTGGATTAAACATGCATTATTTACCGCCAACTCTGAGAGCTCGTTTGATGGATCAATTATATCAGACAGCAACAAATAAAAATTATAATGAGTCAACAAAACTGAAAATATCTTATGACATACTTAATGGAGCGAGCAGATTTAATTTATTTAAGCCTACAGTAAAACATTATTTAAATAATCAAGTGCGATCTAAATTGATTTATATTAATCCAACAGAATGGGATATTGCTTTATTCTTACCAACCGCTAAATTTGTTGGCGCATCACGTAAACAAGTCTATAACGACTCGAGAAAGATATTGCAGGGAAGATAAATGTCATTTAAAATTAGCGAATTCAAATCAACTTTTGATAAGTATGGTGGACCGTCCCACAAAAACTTATTTGAAGTTATTTTTACGAATGTCCAAGGTGGCAATAGAGTCACAAGTCGAGATTTAACTTTCTTCTGTAATGCAGCAGCGATGCCAGGAATGCAAGCTGACGTTGCAGTATATCAAGGTGTTGCACAAAAACCTAAAACATTTGTGCGAGGTTTAAACCATGATCAAGTATCATGTAATTTCATGCTCGACTCAGATCATGAAATCAAACAATTCTTCCATCTATGGATGCAAAGAGTAGTTAACTATAGCACATCCGGTGGTGATTTCTCAGCAATAGGAGATCAGATGCCGTATGAAATAGGCTATAAAGACGAATACGCTTGCCGTATGACTATGAGGCATTACTCTACGAATAGACCTAATTCATTCTATGAAGTTGTATTGGATAACGCGTTTCCTATTGCGGTAGGTGACGTGGATCTAGCTTGGGATGCTGAAGGCGTTGCAGGTATGACTGTTGGTTTTGAATACGACAGAATTCAATACTCTGGCGAAAAACGAGGAAACCCCGTTGGTGATTTAGGAAGAGGCAACGGTTTGCTATCAATGCTTAATTCAATTGGTACTATCAACCAAGCATTAGATATAAGTAATACGCCCGTTAGCACACAAGACGCTTTAAACAGATTGAACGGCATAGGAAACGCATTTAATACGATTGGAAACTTTTTTAACTTATGAGGATTTAAATTATGGCACTACCTAAAATTGATTTACCTATTTTTGATTTAACATTACCATCAACAGGCGAAAAAATTAAATACAGACCATTTACGGTCAAAGAAGAAAAAATACTTTTAGTTGCGCAAGAAGCAGCAGATCCCCGTCAGGAAATGTTAGCAGCTAAACAAATTATTAATAATTGCTTAATTGATGGAAACATTGAAGATTTAGCGATGTTTGATGCAGAATATATTTTGATAAACTTAAGAGGAAAATCTGTAGAAAACACTGCTGCTTTTACTATTAAAGATCCAGACACCGAAGAAGAAGTGCAATTAGAGCTGGATATTGACGCAATAAAAATTAAAAAGAATGATGAACACACTAATAAAATCAGAATAAACGATGAATATGTTTTATTTTTAAAGTATCCAAAAATAAATGAATTTATTAAAATTTTTGATTATGCTCCAAATGATCCTTAAGCAGATTATTTTATTATGGTTCCAGTTTAGACTCAATAGCTTCAGAAGACGAAGTGCATAAGTTTACAGACTACACACAGGAAGAAATTGATTCATTTATGGACGACATGTCTGCTGACGTAATTAAACAAATTCAGACGTTTTTTGAGACGATGCCAAGGTTAAGACAGGAATTGAAATATACTAATACGAATGATGAAGAAAAGACATTTGTTATTGAGGGTATGCGAAGTTTTTTTATCTAGCGCTGTCCCATAACAGCTTAGGTCATTGGTACCAAGTTGTTTTTTCCATGGTACAGCATCATAAATATAGTATAACAGAAATAGAAAATTTAATTCCTTATGAACGTGACATTTACTTTGGTATGTTAGTACAACATTTAGAAGAACAAAGAGAACAACAACAAAAGAACGGAATGTAAGTAATGGCCGAAGCTTATTCAGAACAAACACAAGCTATCGTTGATAGGCTTAAAGCGGAAGGACAACTTATCCGCAATACTGGAACTAACTCTATTAAATCAATGAACATTAAGCTTGATAAATTTCAAGGCTTGTTTAAATCTATTAATAATGAGTTGATGTTTCAAACCGATATGCTTCGCCAATCTTTAGAAATAGAACAAAACATTCAAAGAGATAAGCAATTGAGTGAAGTGGCAGTTGATCCACCTACTGCATCTGAAACACCAGAAGGCAAAGGCAAAGGCAAATCAAGCACCAGCACTGAAGAAAGAAAATCCCTCGGTGGTATCTTAGGTGGTATTCTTGGAACGTTGAGAAATATTCTCGTAAAAGGAGCACTTGTTGTTGGTG